GGTTCCCGCCTGGCGATAGGGGCAATGGGGTAGCAGGCATCGAGCTAGATAGATAGCAGTGACGCCAGCAGCAGCAGCAGCGCGCTAGGGTCGGGCAATCGGGGCAGGCAGGCAGGCAGCGCAGGCATGCTCGCTAGGCGACTAGCGATGGGCACGGTGGCAGTGTGAGTGTGACCCCCACATCTCGCCCACCCCATAAAAATTATCTGGTTTTCCGGCTAAGATGCGGCAGTGTCAATAGTTGGGGAGTTAGGTATGGAAGTGATACAAGTAGAGAGTGGAGTGGTGTTACCCCCAGTCAGGGTGGTGTACCGTTACCCTTACTTGCAGATGAAGGTTGGAGACAGCTTCACGGTTCCCAAGAGTGCTAGGGCGAAGGTATTGAATGCCAACGTGAGGGCTAGGAAGAAGTACGGGATGACTTTCACCTCCAAAGCCGATGGTGACCTTGTGCGGGTATGGAGGATTAGTTGAGTGACCGTGTTCAACTGGAGATGGCTGAGGCCAGGGTGTTGGTGTTCAGCTACTACAGGAACAGGGAAGAGCTGGGGAAGGTTCTTGCTGACAAGTGGTTGGACAAGAGGCTGAAGAAGCTGGAGAAGTTCTATGGCAAGGGTGTGGGGGAGAGGGTACGTGTGTACATGCGGTATATCAGCGATAAGGACTACTTTGCGTGAACTTTAATCTTCAACAGTTTTATAAATTCTGTGCTCAGTTAAAGATTGAGAGTAAGGAGGACGGGCTAATACCCATGTCCAAGCCTTTAGGGACGCAGACTTATGTGATGGAGGAGATTGCGAAGGGGTTGGCGAATGACATTCATTTCTTTGTTATTCTCAAAGGTAGGCAGTTGGGTATCACCACCATTTCACTGGCCCTTGATCTTTACTGGCAGTTCACACACCCAGGCTGGCAAGGAACATTGGTTGCGGATACGGAGGAGAACAGGGATATGTTCCGGTCTACTCTTGGTCAATACATGGAAGGTTTGCCGAAAGAGTTCAAGATTCCACTGGTTGCCCACAATAGGAACCAGATGGTACTCAAGAACAGATCACGTATCTTCTATCAGATCGCTGGCAACAAGTCTCGACTGGGGCAGGGCAAGGCTATTACTTACTTGCACGGTACTGAGACAGCATCCTGGGGGAGTGAGGAGGGGCTAGCATCTCTCATCGCGTCTTTGGCTGAGAAGAATCCTGAGCGGTTGTACATGTTTGAGAGTACGGCCCAGGGGTTCAACATGTATCACGACATGTACAAGACTGCCAAGACTGCGAAGAGTCAGCGGGCCATCTTCTGCGGGTGGTGGAGGAACGAGTATTACTCAGCAGATCCCGACAGCAACATCTACAAGGTGTACTGGGATGGGAAGTTGACGGGGGAGGAGAAGGAATGGACGAAGGAGATCAAGAAGCTCTACGGGGTGGAGATCAACAGCCGCCAGATGGCGTGGTGGAGGTGGAAGCTAGCGGAGGGCATGAAGGACGAGAGCCTGATGTACCAGGAGTTCCCGCCTACGGAGGACTACGCATTTGTCATGACTGGCACCAGCTTCTTCTCCAACAGCAGGTGTACGGAAGCAGCGAAGGTTGCGAAGAAGTGGGTTCCTGACAATTACAGGTATGTGTTTGGTCAGAACTTCCAAGACACCCAGGTCATCAAGTCTACGGAGAGGCTGGGCACGCTGAGGATCTGGGAGGAGCCGATAGACAACGGGTACTACGTTATTGGTGCTGACCCTGCTTACGGCAGCTCTGACTGGGCTGACAGGTTCTGCATACAGGTCTACAGGTGCTATGCCAACGGGCTAGATCAGGTGGCAGAGTTTGCAACCTCAGAGATGAACACCTATCAGTTTGCCTGGGTGATAGCCCACATTGCTGGAGCCTACAAGAACTCAACGCTGAATTTGGAAGTGAACGGGCCAGGCCAGGCTGTGATTGCTGAACTAAAGAACTTGCGTAGGCAAGCAACTGCTACCAGCGGGGCTATAGGCAAGGATCTGCGGGATGTGCTGGGGTCTATGCAGAACTACATCTGGCGCAAGCTGGACACGATGGGCGGCATATCCAACAGCATAGGGTTCATGACTACGCACCAGACCAAAGAGCGCATGATGAACTACATGAAGGACTTCTTCGAGCGCGGGATGATGAACGTCCTGAGCATGGATTGCTTGGAGGAGATGAAGACGATCGTGCGGGAGGATGGGTTCTTGGGTGCGCCTGGCAGGAACAAGGATGACCGGGTAATTGCTTCTGCGTTGGCTGTTGTGGCGTGGGCAGAGCAGGTACAACCCAGGTTGATCACCAACTACATCACCAGGGAAAAGCAGAAGGCAGATGCTCAAGCCTCTGACCAAGACTTGTTCATAGGAAAGAACGTGTCTAATTATTTGCAGAAAATAGGCATGAGGGCTTGAACATGTATAAACCTTTAACCAAAGTTGAGCTTCATCGGCAGATCAAGAAGCTACTGGCTGATCCAGAGCGAGGGATCTCTATCAACTTGTTTGCAGAGCTGTGTGGTATAAGCAGGACTCAGCTCAAGGAAGTCTTCATCGCAGACGAGGTGCCCATGTCAGAAGTGGTGCAAACCAGGGTGAACAAGGGCTACGACGCCTGGAAGAGTGGGCAGGTGAAGGTTATGAGGCGCAAGGACAACTCAAGGTTTGTGGACTATCGCAAAGAACCACAACCTGTTTCCATGCCAAGCCTTGGGTTGAAAGTGGCAAATGGACAAATCAAGCTGCGTGTCGGGATGGTCAACCGGCATGACTACAGTCAACGTGACCTCAATGGGGATTGAAAATGGCAGTACTGCACGATTACAAATGTTTGGCTCATGGGTACTTTGAGGCATGGGATGCCAGGTGCCCTCATGGCTGCGAAGGCGAAAGCATCGTCAAAGTCTTTTTGCAAGCCGTAGGAACCCGCTCAGACAGCACAAAACATGCTGACAGTACTATGCGTGGTCTGGCACAAGACTTTGGCATGAGCGACGTTAAATCCGTTCGTGAGGGTGAAGCCCAGCCAGCCCGGTATCCTCAACAGCCTCAGAATCCTTATGCTGTGCAGTGGGCTAATCCCAGCCAGATTTCAAGCTACAACGTGGCTCCGATAGCTGGTGAAAGCAACAACGGACTAGAATTAGCGAAGCAGACGGGTAGGATCAGCGAGTTGCGACCTACAGCCGTAACCCGTGATCACGAAAATCTTGCCATACAGAAATGAGCTAAGACATGAGAATCCCACAAGCAGAAGCAGATCGTGAAGACTTCTACATTGATCTCATGCAGAAATGCTTGGTGTCTTTGGACGGTCGCCGTACTCAGTACGACAAACTGAAATGCTTCTTCTTGTTTGGGGCCAGCCCGGATGATCCTCCTGCGCTGTACAACAAGATTGCTCCGCACATAGATCAGTTGAACTCGTTCCTGTACTCTTCTGAGACAACGAGATTCAGTATCAACATGGGTGCGTCTGTTGACAAGTTTCAACATGCCAAGATCCCGGTGCTCACCCGTGCGCTCAACGACGAGTGGCTCAACAGCAACACTGACCAAGTGTTCAGCACTGCCATCAATTGGTCGCTGGTCTTCAACAGCACGTTTGTCAAAGTGGTGGTTGGCAAGAACGGCGGCATCAACCCGTACATGATTGAGCCGGGGACTATTGGTGTTCTGCGTGAGGACAAGCCTTACACAGACCGTCAGGAAGCCATAGCTCACAAGTACTACATGACTAAGAGCGAGCTCTATACTCGCCTATATTCTCATCCCAAGCGGGAATCCATCCTTCGCCGAGTGTTCGATGCTCCCAAGCCAGTAGAAGAAGCTCCCAACGCTATGAACAGGCTGGCCTTCTCGCAGACCCAGCCCAACATTACCGGCAATGTGAACCTCTCACTGGAAAGCATGAGCCGCTACGTGGCGGTCGTTGCCGAGTCTGTGGTGGAAATGGTAGAGCTGTGGGTGTGGAATGATGACATCGATGACTATCAAGTGGTCACGATGGCTAGTCCTGACGTTGTGATCTACGACCGCAGCGGGGAATCCATGTTCCTCAAGGGTGAATGCCCCTTTATCCAGATCTGTCCCAACCCGTTGTACGACTATTTCTGGGGTCAGAGCGAGGTTGAGAAGCTCATCTACCTGCAAGAACTGCGGACTAAGCGGGTAGGAGAGATTGCTATGCTCCTTGCCAAGCAGGTCAACCCCCCCAAAGCCTTTAGCGGATTCATGGGCATCACGGATGAGAAGGCTTTTGCCCTCAACACGCCGTCCTCATTTATCCTTTCTGACACGCCTGGCGGCAAAGTTGAAGAACTTGCCCCCAAGATGCCAGACGATCTGTTCAAAGAGATTGCCGAAATAGATGCAATGTTTGCAGAAGCATCCGGCATCTCCTCTGTATTGCAAG